TGGATATAACCAAATAATTTCTTTAAACTCTGAATTAATACCAGCAAATACTTTATCTTTTACATCATAATTTAAATCATCAAAAATATATCTACGTATTGTAGCTGGTAATGTTCTTACCTGACCATCAAATGCATAAAAGTTTTCATCACCCATCCAATATGAAATACCATTATAATCAACACCAGCATGTGCTGCTATCATACCACAATTACTACCTACTTGTCTAAACTTAAAAGTAAAAGGTGGCCCAACAAATTCCATTAACCATAATGAATTATCTGTCCATATATTAATAGCATTTCTACCTCTAACAGCACCAACTATTTTTGTTCCATCTGTTAATACAGTTTCACCAGATGTTGAACTTACACTTGGAACCCAGTTTGTAAAGTCTTCTTGATTAGACCAACGCACAGTCATAGGATCAAAAGTTCCTGTTGGTGATGCTGTAGTATTAAAAGCATTACTACCTAAACAAATTAAATGCCTATCGTTTGGTGATACAATAATAGAGTTTACAGTTGTTGGTGTTGAGTTAGTAGCACCAGATACTCTTGTTGCTCGTTCTGGTGTTGCAGAAGCATCAGTATCATATTGATAAATAGTTCCACCTCTTCTTACTGCAATTACATCTTCACCAAAGTTATCTAAACTCCATTGTGTAATCTCACTAATAAAATCACTAGCACCTGTTGATGTTGGTTGATTCCATCCTCTTTCCCCTGCAGCACATACTCCTGCATTAAAAGAACCTGCACCATAACCTAAACCTGCAACAGCTTCAGCAGCTCCTGTCGCTATTAAAAAATGACAGGTTGCTTTACCACTACTAGATTGAGCAGCACTTGCAGTTGTAGTTACATCAATAGCAAATGTATTAGCATTAATAACACTTACTGCATAAGTAGAGGTACCTAGTAATATATTTCCACCTATTGTTGGAGAACTTGTAAAAAATACAAAATCACCTGTTGCTCTTCCATGTGCTGTTGCTGAAACTGTAACTACGTTAGCACTTAATGCTACACTAAATGCATTTGAAACTGTTACTGATACAGATACTGGAGTAATATCATATATTAAATCTCCATTATGTTCAAATAATTTTTTTTCTGTTCCAAAAGCAGCTCGCTTTAATCTTCTATTATCTCTCCAAGTTATTAAATCTCTAGCATTACCATCAAAAGTAGCACTAACTTTAGTTTCATAACCACGTATTACTTCTGGTTTACCGGCTCTAAATCGTACTCTATCACCATCATACCATTTACCTTCTTCAGCATATTGTGTTGATTCTCTATGAAAACCTTGTTTAAAATCAAATTTTAAAAGTTTTGCATCAGGGTTAGACATTTATCACCTATCAAAGTTTTTTAATAATACTGCATCTACAGTAGTTGCACTCCTTGCACTATATACTAATATATCTACATCTGATGCACCTGTACTTAATGTAGGTACTGTAGCAGATACAAACTGCCATGCTGAATTATAAGATAATGTACGTGAACCTGTACTATCTTGAATTACATAAAAGTTTCCTGTTTGACCTGCAGTACAATTAACAGGAGCTTTTAATGTTCTATTGCCAGCAAGTGTAACTAAAAAGTTATTACCTAATGCAAAGTTTACACTTATACATGCAGCATCCGTTACAGTTACTATAGGACTATAAGCTCTAGCAGATGTTCCTATTTTTAAAGCACCTGCTTCATAAGTTATATTACCTCTAATAGTTGTATCAGTTGTTACTGATGTTCTTACATATCGTAAATCTGCTACAGATACTTTAGGTACATTTTCTCCAGCTGTTCCTATATCTGCAGAAGCTGCTGTACCAAAACCAAGGCCTTTTGTATTAGTAGCAAATACACTTGTACCATCACAAATAACAAGGCCAACTGCACCAAAAGGAATATCATATCCCTGACCACTTGCAGTTTTTATTTTAACAATATCACTAGCTGTAGTATTAGCAGATACTTTATTATTAATTACATAACTTTTTGAATTACCTGGAATTTCTAATGTTATAGTAGTATTAGTTCCACCTACAGAACCTTTCACTTCAAGAAAGGCAGACCTAGCTGTATCACCTGCACCATTTACTGCAGATAATGTAACAGTTGCTGTTGAACCTATTGAAATAGTTGTGTATGCTGCAATAGCATCATCTACTAAACTTATTACACCATCATTTAATACAGTACCCCATGAGTTAGGATTATCTCCATCACCTTGTTTATTTAATCTTATTCTACTTGTAAATGTTGATGTCATATTATTCTCCTATTTAAATATAAGTCCTTGTTCTCCACCAACTAAACCACAGGACAAACCATTTGTATTTGTAAAGATAATAGTCCAACTATCTTTATTATTAGTTGTAAATATTTCTATTAGTTCATTTTGTGTACTAACACCCCATGCTAATCTTTCTTTTTTATGTTTTGTGATTAAATCATTTGTGAGATAATCATGAGATGAGCATGTATATACTATTGATAAATTAAATCGTTGAATATTTGGATTAGTATAACTTATAGTTGTAATAAAAAATAATAATATAATTAATACATATTTCATTAATCATTACACCTACAAAGTTTACCAAATAATCTTTTTTTAATTTTTAAATATAATTTTTTTATTTTTCTTTTATATCTATCTAATGTACGTTTGAACATCATAATCATCACTCCATCTATTTATTCTTGCTATTTCTTTTATTGACTCAATTTCTCCATCACTATTATAATTATAAGTATTTTGATATAATTTTTTAAAAGCTGCCATATCACTAGCATTATCTATTGCTGTTTCAATATTAGCACAATCAGTTCTAATAGCTGCTACATATGTTGTAACAGCACTTGGTATAGATTTACTACTATCGTAAATACTTCTTTCTACTAACCAATTAAATCTAGATATATAACTATTAGCTTGTTGTTTAATTAAATTTTTAGCTTGTGTTTTTAAACCATAGTTATAAGTTTTATTTCCTTTTTCATCTAATATATTATTACCAGATTCATCTTTAGCTTCTACATCTATTAAAGACTTTTCTGTTATTGTATAAGATGTTGTTACTTTTTTATTAGAAGAACTCCAAGTATATGTAGCTTGTGAAGTATATTCAAATCTATCATCTCCTTTTGTACCACTATCTTCTACAGGATATATTCCTATAGCAGCTTTTTCAACATTTGTGTATTTAGTAAACATATTAGATGGATAACGAACATTATTTAATATAATAGATTTTGGTCTTTGATAGATTTGTTCTATTTTATTATCTTTTATATAAGCCCACATATTATTTCACCTCCTAAAAAGTATTATTATATTTAAATGGCACATCTGCCCAAGCACCATATATAAAAGTTTGACCTGATTGATTAGTTGCATTATTACTATCTCTAGCTTTAAACCCATTAGAATATATATCATGTTCATAAGTATTATCTTCTACTGTGTTATTATTCCAAGATAAAGTTTCATTTTCTTCATTGTATCCTTCTCTTAATATATCATAAGTAAACCAATTATTTACAGCACTTGCAATTTTTACAAAATACATAGCAGGTTTAAATCCTGTATAAATAAATGGTCCATCTGCATCACCATTTCCAATATAGGTTCCAAATTTACTGTATCCTTCTACTTCTGCCCACGCATATACTACTCCATTACCTGTTCCTGCAAATGTATTTCCTAAACTTAATACATCAGCAGTTGGTTCTGTATTTGCCCAATAACCGATAGCAGTTGCTTGTGCTGCAGTTGTATTTAATACTAATGCTTTTGTTGCACCTATACCAGAATGATATACATGCCAAGCTCCTGAATTTGCACGAGATTTATGTATATAAAAAGAAGGTGCTTTATCAAGTCCATGTCCTATAGTAACTCCACTAGCACTTGTATAATTACCTAATGTCATTATACTAAATCCTGCTTTTGGATTTGCTTGTAAAGTACAATCGTGATTGCCTTCCTCATTTGTAGATGTTGTTCCTCCATTAGCTCTCCAACACCAACCAACATATGTGTGTGTATTTGCATTAATACTTATATTATTTCCAGTTCCTACAGTAAAACCATCTGAATCAAATGATTTAAGATCATCACTTGCTCCACTATCTGAAGGTTCTGCATCAGTTCTTTGACTATATAAAACTTTAGCACGACCTCTTGATGAATCTACTAAAGCATTTGAATAGTCTGCTACATTACCTCTATTTTTTGTCCAAACTAAATCAGGTTGAAATCCAAGCCCTGTTATAGCATTATTGCTTGTTCCATTTCCTGTGTAAAGAATTGGAGCAAATTGTTTACCAGGATAATCATCATCAGTCTGTGCAGGGTCTATATCGTCTGATATGGGTAAGTTAGCTGAACATAAAGCTAAATATCCTGATGGTGGTGAGTATTTAAATACACCATGTCCATTACCATCTGCATTACCTGCTGCTGTTATTGCACCTCCAAATGTATCATCTTGTCCAAAATTATATTGGTCTACTCCTCCTCCTACATATCTTGTATGTAAAATATCTATATCTACATTTTGAATACCAGCAGTTAAAGCTGCTCCTGTTTTACTAGAACCACTTGTAGGGTCTCCAGAGTTTTGCCAAGTATTATTAATACCAAAATATACTGCACCATTATCACAATCTAAAGCTACTTGAACTATATCATGTTGACTTACTGCATTACCATAAGAAGTACTACTACCATTAATTCTTTTTTGCCCATCATTAGCTAAAAATAAAACTCCTACTTGACCAGATTGACCACCAGATAAATCTTCATTTTTTACCACAGTTTGCTCTGATGTGGCAATAGCAGGTCTACCATAAGAGCTACCACCACCTTGTCCTGCTCTATACTCCCAATACCATTTTCCACTATTAGGACTAATAGTTGCTATTACAGGTTCAAAACTACCACTACTAGGAGGTTTAATACTTAAACCACCTCCTGTTATCTGGTCTGATGAACTATAACCACTTTCAGGTCTAGTAGGTATACTAAAAACTGCAAAATTTCCACTGCTTGCCATATTTATTTAACTCCCAAATGTTGGACTATCAGGTACTTGATGATCTGCACCCAGTCCATTTGTTGAAAAATCATTATTATTACCACTTGAATCATTGCCTAAATCACTAGAATTTTCAAATTTAAGATGATACCCATTATTTCCAAATGTAAGTCCTGAAGGATCTACAGGTCGCCAAACTCCGTTATGCGTTTCACCAAAAGATGTAGGTGCAAGTTGTTGACCATCTATAAAAATTAACTCTGCCATATAACCATCAAGACCCATAGATGAACCAGTATTATGTCCTATATATAAAACATTTCCACTTTTATTAAATTTATAATCTGTGTTTTGACTTATAGTTCCATTAAATCCACTTAATTGACTACCATTTAAATATCCTTTTACTCTGTCATTATTACTTCCTTGAGTTGTATCTACTGCCATTACAAAATGCAAAAATCCTGCAGTATCTCTAAATCTAGCATCACTATTACCAGCATCACTACCACTTGCTACACTCATTGTCATAGTATCATCAGATGAATTAAATATCCAATTTATTCCTCCTCCATCAGAAGTATGTATTATTTGCATGTCAATAGAAATTTGTCCTCTTTTAAACCAAAATGAAAAAGTACCTTTATCTACATTTGTAGGTGTGCCTAAAGTTCTATTTAAATAAGAACTACTAGCTCTATCAAACCTACAACTTTGTTCTATCTGATGTGTATAAAAATCTCCACCACCTGCTGCTGCTGCAGCTGCTGCTCCCATTAAATGATTTTGAAATACTCCCATTATGCGTATGCCTGTGAAATTACCATTTGTATATCTCCACCAACTCCATCACTAGATGCAGATACTACAATATAATCTAATCTATCTATTGCACCATTTGCTGTTGATAAAGTTGGATCTGTACCACCTATAAATTTAAAGTCTGCATGATATGCCATTGTACCACTACCTCCATCTTGAGTTAAGAAAATACTACCTGTTTGTCCTGTTCTACATCCTATAGGTTGAGCTAAAGTATGAGCTGCAGTAACTGATGTACTAAAATTTTGACATGCACCAAAGTTTAATGATACTGAAGCTACACCATTAATAGCTGTTGCACAAATAACTGCTGCTGCACTTTTAGTTAATTGTAATTGTCCTTCTAATGAAGTATTGCCTGATACTCTAACAGTACCTAAAAATCCTGAATTACCTGTAATTGTTGTAGCACCTGTAATTTTAGCAGTGCCTACTAATTGAGTATTACCACTTACACATACATCTCCATCAAACTCTGCTTTACCACCAACAACTAATGTTCCTTCTAATGAAGTATTAGTTGATACTCTAAATGTACCTCCTACTCCTAGATTACCAGTTATAGTTGTATTGCCTGTAATAGTAGCTGTACCACCAACTGTTAAATTACCTATAAGAGCTGTATTTCCAGATACACAAACATCATCATCAAAGTCAGCTTTAGCTCCAACAACTAATGTACTTGCTATACTTACTGTATCTTGTAAATGCACTGCTCCTGCTACTGTTACAGTTCCACCTACACCTAAATTACCAGTAAGAGTTGTATTACCTACTATTGTACATGTACCACCTACAGTTAAATTACCTACTAAAGCTGTATTTCCAGATACACATACATCTCCATCAAACTCTGCTTTTCCAGCAACTGTTAATGTTGATGCTAAATTTACTGCACCTCCAACCGATAAAGCTCCACCTATTGAGGCAGCTCCACCAACTGTTGCAGTTCCTCCTACAGCTAAATTACCTACAAGAACTGTATTACCTGATACACATACATCATTATCAAAATCTGCTTTACCTCCTACAACAAGTGTAGTTCCTATACTTACTGCATCTTTTAAATGAGCTTCTCCTGTAACACTTAATGTAGAACCAAGCTGTACTGCTCCTGCAATAGTTACATGTCCACCTACATTTATATCTCCTGATACTGATACATCTCCATCAAATGTAGCATTACCTATAATAGTTGTTGTACCACTTACATATAAATTACCACCAACTGTTACATTTGTAACTGATATATTGCCTTGAACAAGAGCAGTAATATTACTTAAATTAGAACCATCTCCAAAAAATGCTGAAGCACATACTTTAGAACTTACATGAACATCTCCTGCTATTGTAACATTACCACCTAATGATACATTTCCTCCTACATCAAGCGTACCACCTATTGCAGTATTTCCTGATACAGAAACATCATCTTCAAATTCTGCTTTACCTGTTATATTAGATGTACCACCAATAGATACATTACTTGCTACTGTTAATGTACTTGCAAGATTAACTGCACCACCTACTCCAAGAGTTCCTGTTAATGTAGTATTACCTGCAACTGTTAAAGTTGATGCAAGATGTGTTGCACCTCCAACAGATAAAGTACCACCTATTGAAGCATTACCTGCTATTGTTGCTGTACCACCTATGTTTAAATTACCAGATACAGATGCATTACCTGCAACATCTAATGTGCTTCCTAATGATACAGCACCTGTTATAGTTGTAGTTCCACCTATAGCAACATTACCACTCACTGATACATCATCTTCAAATTCAGCTTTTCCTGTTATATTAGATGTGCCACCTATTGATGTATTTCCTGCTACATCTAAAGTACCACCTATTGTTGTGTTACCAGAAACTCTTGCTGTTGTTAAAAATCCTGCTGCACCACTTACTGTAGCCGTACCTAAAATATTTATATTACCACCTATAGAAACACCTGATGCAACACTTAATGAACTTTGTAAATGTGTTGCTCCAACAATAGTAGTAGTTCCACTAACATAAAGATTACCACCTATAGTTGCATTACCAACAGATATATTACCACCAATAGACATAGTAATACCTGTAAGATTTGATCCATCACCATAAAAAGCTGAAGCACAAACTTTATCTGTTATTTGTAAATTACCTCCTATAGAAGCATCACTTGATACTCCAAACTTTTTTCCTGCAAATAAATTATCTGTAACACTTAATGTGCCATCAATTTGTGCTGAACTTGTTGCAATTTGTAAAGCTGTATTAGATCCATCTCCTGTTTGAACATTAGTTAATGTTGTTGGAACACCTAGATTACCAGATGTACTAACTTGTAATAATTTTTTATATGTAGCATTAATTAGTTTATTTGTTAAATCACTCATACTGTACCCCATTTTCTATCATCTGGTTCTGGAATATCATTCCATGTTATATCTGCAAGTTGCCACTCTAAATTTCTACCACCATCATCTGGTCTAGCATTTTGAATTGTTGGATCATCTCTTGTATCTGGCACTCTATTTTGTGGATGATTTTTTAAATCATATCTACCATCAAAACATTGTGGACATCTTAATGTACCATAACTACTTAATCTCATTACTCGTAGTGGATAAACAAATCCACACTCATCACACATAGCTTTAGCATTTTTATCTGTAGCCATTAAACGCTTCTCAATTTAGGTTTAAAATAAATACTTGCTCTTTCTTTGTCTTCTTCCATTGCTCTTAATAATAATTCTTCATAATTTGATTTTAATAATGTAATTCTTTCAAGTGGTATACCTGGTCTTTTTAATCCCATATAATATGCAAGACCTGCAGTAAGACAAGGTAAAAATCTTACTGGAGCATCTGCATTTTGTTGAAATGATTTATTTGTATCTTGAACTTTACGTATTAATTCTACCTGTATAAGACCAGTTGCATCTGGTACAGGATATAAAAATATTTTAGGATTAGCTAAATTTCTTTTAACAGTATATTGTGTAGGTCTTCCTGTTTGAAATTTATTAGGTATGATATGATATTCTTCAAATGATTTTCTTTCTAATTTAGTTTCTGCTGATGTGCTATTAGGTTGATATGTAACTACTAAAGCATCTATAGCTGATGAAGCTAAATCATAAGTTGTAACACTAGAAGCAACTGTTACTGTTGTTGTATCTGTATTCCAAAGTAATATGCCTCTATTTTGCCAATCATTTAACATTAAGTTAATAGAACGTCTAGCAGAGGCAGGCTCATGACCTAGTGTTTGTTCACCACCTATCATCTCTGTAGCTTCTTGTATTACTTCATCTATATCTAAATTAAAATTATATGTTCCTGATTGTGCCATTATACTTTTCTTAATTCCTTTAATTGTTTTTTAGCAGCTTTTGCTAATCTTGATTGTTCTGGCTTACCACCAAACTTTGCTCTTTGTTCTAATACAGTTAGTATTTGTATTTTTCTAGCATAAGGTTTTTTAATTCTTTTTACTTTAGCTATTGTTTTCTTTGCATCTGCTACAGTTGCATACTTAATACTTACTGTATCTTTCGGATTCTCGTCTGTATATAATCTACGACCAGAACCTTTAGGCTTTTTTCCTGTTCCTACTTTTGGATCTTTTGTTTTTCTCATTCTTTTTTATATAGTTTGCTATTTTTTGAGCTTGACCTTTATGAAGTCTAGAAGCTTTAAATAATTGTTTAGATACTTTTTTTAATTGTCTTACCATTTCTTTTTTTCTTTTTAAATGTTGCTACATTTGTAGGTTTACCACCTACTCCTTGTGCCTTTGCTCTTTTTCTTTTAACAGCAGATGCTCTTTGTCCTGCTGTCATTCTTTTAGCTTTTGCTAGTGGTACACATTTAGGATATTTACGTTTACTACCTTTAGCTTTTTTTCTACCACAAGGTTGAAACTTACCATTCTTTTTTGGTGCTCCTATATCTACCCATTTTTCACCTACCCATTTACGTAAACTCATTTATTCTTTATCCATTTATATATTGCATAAGTACCTAAACCAAGTATAATATAAAGTATACCATCAAACCAAGATATATTATGTATTGTATTAATTAATTCAGGTGTTATATTCATTTACGTTTCCTACGAGTAGTTTTTCTTTTCTTTGTAGTAGTTTTCTTTTTCTTTTTACCACCAGGTTTTACTTTACCAGAACAAACTGCAGATGCATACATATTAGCATAAGCTGATGGATATACATCAAACTTTCTTTTAGCTGCTGCTTTACCTTTTGGGCAAAGTTTAGCCATTACATATTACCTCTTCGTGCATTTCTACGTGCAGCCATACCAGATAATACTACTTTACCGGCTTTCTTTTTTATTAAACCACCTTTAGCTCTGTATTTAGATGTTTTACCACCACCCATACGTTTTACTACACCACCAGTTTTAGCTTTGTATTTACTTTTTTTCACGTTTTTTCTCCTGTTTATATAAATTATTAAATGTTGTATACGCATCAGTATAACTATCATGTATTTCTGCAGAATGAATATATTGACTTGGTATAAAATCCGGTGGACCTTCACCTGTTACCCATAAAGCAGGATTAGTTACTCTAACTCTATTATTAGGTAATGCCACGATATTACCTGTCCATTTATCTGCATCTATTAATTGCAGTACGTGACTTTGTTTGTGTTGAGCTGGGTCATCACTTATGTAACTATCAGTATAATCAACAGTAAACATATAACGACCTTTGTAAAACTCACCACCTATTTTACAGTACCAAGGACTAGAACTTATTCTATCCATCACTATTATAGAATGACCTCTAGAGGAACAGTCCCAAGGTTGTGCTAAATGAGTATCCATTCTTTCTGGCATCTCTTCTAAAACTTCATCTGCCACTAAACTTGTGATTGGCATTCGTGCCCACATTGCACCACCGGTTACGTTTTCTTCTTCATTAACTCCAGTAAAAACTACCTGAAAACTTAAACATCTGTCTGGTATAGTATTGACTGCAATCGCTAGTCCATGTAAATACTCACCATGATACATTTCGTGATTGTGTGTAAACTCTTTTCGCACCCAACATTTGAAATGTGGTATATTACTTATTAAATATGAAATTTAGCATCTCCATCTTTTTCTCGCTTGTCTTAATCTTGAGTTAGGATTCTTTGCTGCCTCT